GAATGGGACAGGAATACAAAAGTGTCCCTGGCAACTGTGAGGTATTCCAAGAAAATGAAGCACTTTCGATAAAATGTGAATAAACATAGTTATCAGGACGATTAGATTGTCCCGCATGATTTTGGATCTCAGCCGGACTAGGATTACGCTGATGAAGAGATGAAACAGACTGTGCAAGTACATCAGAATCAGGGTCAACTGAGGTGCCAGGACGATCACTAGGAACAGCAGGAGCAGCCATAATGCAAACATTTAAATACAAGAAATAGCGTTAAAACACAATAAACATTTACATTAACGCAGGGAAACGCTAAGGCGAGTCTCCCACAAATTATGCATCGTGAAACTCCAGACACGCGGAGTTATAGTCAGGAAGGTATGGCAATTCAAAATTCCATACCTCAGCGCGTGAAATCACCCACGCTCGCACCATGTCGAAGAACTTGCGCCCATGAGGTGCACATTCAAGAAGCAAGTTCACAGTAATATCACCAATCAAGGTTGAATCGTAAGCTACAGCGTTTTGGTCCAGCCAAAAACGGTGCGGCTTTCCAGTCGTCCAATCCAACATGCGCTGGAGAGAGTTTTTCGACAAAGCACCAAACCACAAGTCTGAGCCTTCCATATGAGCGAAGTCGCGCTTGAGGAAAGACAATTGAGCAAGTGGCTGGTGAGGATGGATAACTTCCCCCTTGTTTGCAGGTGTCACTGTAAGGCCAAGAAGTTTACACTCGGCAGCATAAGTGACAAAATTGAACCAATGACGGATAGCCGGATTCATGGTGATGACATTGTCATCGCCGTAAAACGAACAGCGGACCTGCTTCTGAAACTGGTAAAAGCAGGCAAGCTTCGGAGCGTGTACTCTAGCGAGCTTCATCCAAACGTAGAAAGCATAAATCCAATTAATCAATGAATTGTCGAGAGCAGTCTGTGGTTGTCCAGTCATTTGCCCACCCGGCATCTGCAAGATCACGTTTCGAAACAACACTAGTGCACGATGCATACATGAATGTAATGTGTGCCTAACAACATCGTCTTCTGCCTTCCAATTAGGATCACATCTCTGGAAAATCTTGTTGTAAATACGTGGCAAACGTTCCATCAACTCAAGCGGTACTGTAGCATCCCACTTTGCGAAATCACAATCGAAACCAACATCACCAACCTCAGCATGCCACAAGTATAAAGCATGCCAATCTGAACTGAGTGGGTTGATTCCAATTTTCACAGGCATATCATTAAAAAGCGCTGTGAAAGCCGCAGAAACAGTGTGAAAGTACTGACGATGTGCAATTGTATAATCCACTGGGGAAGCAGTGATCGAACGCGTCGCTGTGGCATCGTATATTTTCTTAAGCTTCAAGGGCTCGTCCTTAAGGGCACCATGGAAAACAACAGCAGTACGAATGCCCTGTTTCGCATTATCAATCAAGCGATCTACACCATGTCGCAACATTTCACCCTGTTCATTTGATGCCATCTTGAACAAACCTTCATCATTTTGTTCGAACAGCAATGCCTTGCGCGCTATCCCGTGCATGGTCCAAGGAAAACCAGGTGAACTGTAGCGGTATATCGGGTTGCTGCCAGGTATGTCAGTGCACTTGTTAATAGCTTCAGTCTTGGTTAACACACGCATACGATATTTGCTGGCTTGAATACGATCAGCACAATATTCAGCAATGGCATCAACACACTCATCCAACAACACAAGATCAATTTGATGTTCAGGGACATCCCATTTCATAATTGCATCTAAAAGGACATCATTGACAGTTGATCGCGTATCCTTGTTGCTAATGACCGCTGGTTCAAAATGGTCACCAATCTCCAGACCCTGAAAAGGTGAGCGCCAATACTTGGTGACTTCAGGATAATATTGCGTGTAGATCTTATCGCCTTGAATTGGCCTGCCAGCGACAGTAATGCGACTCCCTTCAATTTCCAAAGGTTGCTCAAACAAAACAACACCCTGATGCTTAAGCACAGATATACCGACTTCTCCTTCACCACGCAATGGCAAATCTGATTTAAATAAACGACACGCAAATCCGAGCGTGCCATTTGCTGCGATGTGCATGCCAAGAAATTTGCGCGGATAATTTGGATTAACAACAACAAGTGGAAGGCCACAATCACCTCTTTGGGTTTGTACTGGAGACAACGAAAAACCCAATGATGAGCCAACATACTCAACACCAAACTTGTCAACCCCTTCAATGGTGCGTGTAACAGACTCTTTGAAAGAGATTGTGTGGACAACTGGCATTCCTGTCTGGAAACGACACATATAACCCCAATTGCCGTCAATCTTTTCATGAGCGGAACGTTGATCCAACAAATGCCCAGTAACATCACGAGCTTCTGGTGCACTTGCTTCAAGCTCAAAGAAGCAGTGATCACGATGCTCATTTGTCGACAGTACCTTGACACCATATTCGACGCCTCTGAACTCTACTTTGACCATCATTTTCATCGAATGAGCAACCGTAATGCCAAGCCGGCCCTTTAACATCATGCCATAGTTCACCATGGCTCCAGCATGAGAAATAATTTTGCATGAATTCTCATAAAGTACTTTGACAACGGCATCAGCACCAGGATCGTACATTGCCTCATGCACAACCGGTTCATTGACAATCTCAGTGCGTCTCTTAATCTTCAAACCGTCAGCACTAAAATCACGGGGATCTCCACGTTCATGAATGACTGGCAAAGCTTTCTTAATAGAAAGGCCATGCCCTGACACATCTCTTGGATCTCCGCTCTCACTTGAAATGAAAGTGGCTGGTGATTTGTTGCCTTCTGCATATGTGTCCATAAAGCGTTTCCGACCCTCTTCAACTAATTGACCATGAGTGGCCTTTGCTCCATGGTTTGAAGGGTCAAAAGCTGAGCGTTTCGTTTGTCTTGCAGACGCTGGAATTTTCTTACGAGTAAGTTGTACCACAGTATCGTCCCAACCAGCAAAATCAGGATCCTCCGCTTCCACATCATCACCCCAACCTTCGTGTGAAATAACGGGTTTCTTATGGTGTCCATCAAAAACCATGGCAAGAACGCCCACACCAATCTTCATGAACAAACCAAGAGTGTCTAATAGCGGGAATCGCGCACGGATCATTGCAGGCAAGACAGACACAGCACCAGCACTTTCAACGTATTCTGCCTGACGGAACTCAAGTGTATCCTTACACACTCGAATATAGCGATCAAGCCAAAAATGATAAATGACATTGTCCTTGAAATGCACAGATATATTTGGAATTTGTTGCTGAGACCTAGCTTGCGCGACAATTTCAAAAGCATCAGCATATGTGCCAGGAGACATCTCACTTTTATCCATGATGTCTTTAATTACACGTAGAGCAACTATCGAACCTTCCATTTTTCCGCGAACGTGCTTGGAAAACTTCGATATAGCTTCCATTGGTCGCTTTGGCACCTCCTCAGTACTATCCAAGTTAACCAACAATTGAACTGGCGCTTCAAATTGTGGCGGCCGAGGTTCAAAGACGGAAAAATCGTCGAAAGTGCGCTGATGTGTACCACCAATCAATATGCGTGGATACACTGCCATCGGTAAGATCATCTTAGGTAGTGCTGCATAATCTGAAACAGTGACCACAATTTTAGAGGTGTAATCTTCAGGCGTTTTCATGTCTGACCTATCGTAACGGCCAAAGAAAGCTTTCTTGGCAAATGAGTAAGTGAAAACCTCACACCTACGATAGAAAGCTTCATATGTGTCATCACTAAAAAGAGCTTGTGACAACATCAACTTCATTTGACCTGGATTGCAACAAATGACGATAATCCGATCATCATACAGGCGTATACCATCATACGCGTCCCAAACAAGTTTCTTGATGTGCTGAGCAGTCTCAACATTGTCAAATGGTTCATCAAAAACAAGAAACTTATGCGGGTCAAGTGTTTCCACTGCATGTGATTTCCCAACTCCAGGAGGGCCAACGAGCAAATAAGTTTTGTTAACTCCACGAGTGGTAATAGCTTCATGGCGCAATGGAGCAGCGCGGCCTGCTAAACGCTCAATACGACGCTCAACAACATCTGCCCAGTCTCCAGTCTCTTGATCTACTTGATTTTGCTGTGCATCAAGATCACGATGAATTTGATCTTCATCAACAAACCTTTTAAACAAACGCTCAGCTTCTGGTGTTCTCCAATAGCCCCGTCTCGTCACAAAAGCAACTTCTGCACCACGATCAAGCCATCCAGGGTCCCCTGGTTTAATCTTCAAAGCATTTCGTCCAGGTGCAGCTTCACGTTTTCTATCAGCTGAATGTGAACGATGCCGTGCACCAGCACGAGCGTGACGTTGTGTGTCAGGATTCACAACAGTCGGTGTAATTTGGTGAGTTGCTCCATCAACAGGTGGAGGATCGACTGTTGGATTTGGTATTGCAAAAAGTTCACACTTCTCACGCACATTGGCGAGAAAAGAGGCTGCATACTCTTCTTGCCGCAAATACATGTCTTGAATGATTTCCTGTATAGTAACCGCAGCAACAGGATTAAGAGTCGTACCTTCACGCATTGGATTCATGAGCGTAAATTTCAAATGACCAAAATCAGCTTGATAATGTGCTGCATCATGGTGATTTTTCCCAGCAGGGAAAGGTGCATCTTCCACTTTCACACAATAATCCCGTCGACGATCTAAAATTGAAGGATCTGTGAGACATTCTGAATTGGTGATAATACCATGATTCGATGCAACAATGACGTATTTCGAGCAAAAACGCTGACCTTTGTCTGGAATGCCTGCTTGAGTGAGCAAATAACTGTTTGGTGAATAAATTTGATCCAATTCACCATGGTCAAGATTATTCCGATTTGCGCCAAAATCATCATAGACAAAAATCGGATGCCCATGGTAATGAGGAAAGAATTTGTCATTTGAATTCCTCAAATATGTCATAAGTGGCGTGTTATGCAACAGTGACAACTGTTTTTCAATGTATGACACAAGATATGACTTTCCAACGCCACTAGCACCGTACAACCACAACGTACAAGGAACCTGTTTTCCAACTAAATTCTTGACAATCTCTCCATACTTCTTTTGCAACGTAACATAGTGGTGTTTAACGTTTGACCACAAAAAGGAAAAAGAGCCAGAATTGTTTTCAAGCTTACAAATGTCAACGCACGTTTGCTCAACTTCTTCAAAACTACTCTTCAAAGAATCCAGATATGCATGATCAGAAATCGCTGTGGTTGGATCCTTTTCAAAGACAGCAGACTTGTCAATCAATGATTTCTGCAAAGCTTCAAGTTTCTTGACCATCAATGAACGAGGTGTCTCCTCAGTTTTTCCTGTCAAAACACCAATACCGTGTTTAATCATATCTGACATGCCTTGAAATGATTTTGTGATACTTGACCATCCACGACATGCATTGCCAATTTTGACGACCTTATCAGAAAGGTCCTTGCCATCACACAATTGAAATTTTGTAAAAAGTGTGACGAATGGAATTGCCAAAGACATGATGGTAGAAACCATGGATGTAATACCAGCATCTATTGAACCGAAAGCTTTAAAAACCTCATCCTTTGCAATGCTGAACAAATTGGAAATAATTTCTCCAACTTGATGCCACTCAAAATCACCATTTGCTTCATGGTGAAAAACAACCTCATGAGCTTGTTGCTCAAAGTGGAGGTCATCTGCTCCAGTGCTATTAGGTAATTCCGCACTGAAAAGACTTTTAATCCACTCTTTGAACTCTCCGCAAACAGTGACAAGTTTACGTAGACCAAATGCTAGCAATTTTGCTAGATTGATGAGTGTCTCTGCAGTAACCTCCCAAAAGAGGCCCCACAGTTCAAGAAGCTTGACAACTGCAACACCAGCTTGTACAAGCGACTTGGAAGCAAAGACTTGCTTCAAAATGCCAACGGCATTTATTGGCTTTAGTTTGCCAATGAAACTCAGAATTTCTGGTAGTGTGACCGCTGTAGGATCAAGCGATTTCACACGCTCCAGTAAGTCCTCCTCCATTCTGAAATGGAGTCTAGAGGTGCTCAATGTGTACTCTAGAATAGAC